GCTAGTAGAGCTACTATCAAATACTTTATTAACATATTCCTTATTGTCATAACATTTACATTGATTTGAGAGACAGCATCCAACTGTCAGATTGTTAATACAATTAATCTTGCTTAACTTCTTTGATACGTTTAACACCATGTTTATCTACTTCTACAATGGCTTTTACTTCTTTGCAACTCCATGAAGTAACACTTGGATTACCATCACGTTCTACTTTTCTTTTTTGTTCTAAACAATCTGCAATATTAGTTTTAGGAGAATATCCTTCTAATTTACCATTCATATACATTAATAATGCAAATACTACTTCAATCATTACTTGCCTCTAACTGAATCTAATTCTTTTTCTAGTTTATCTACTTTCTTTTCTAATTGAGATATTAATACTTTTGTATGAACGTTTTCTTCTAATTGTTTAGAATGTTTTTCTATTGTTTTAGCTTGATATTCAATTAACATAAATAATTCTTGGTTTTTAGGAGTTTGATCTGCTTTTTTAAGCAAATCTTGAGCCATTAGCTTTTCATTAGTTTCAAGTCTATTTAATCTTTCAACTATTCCAAAATAGGTCCATACTGCTACAACAATAGCAGATATAATAGCTACTATATTTTTAATAGGTAAAGCTACACTTGTCTGGTCACTTACTTTAAATTCACTACTCATTTTTTGTCCTCCACTTGATAAAACATATCATCAGTGTCTTCTAATTGCCAGTTTTTATTTTCAACATTCCATTCTGTAGTTGTAACTTTATAATCTGGCCAATGTTTAGAAGTAGTAAAGCTACTAATACTCCACAAAATACGATTATTAGGCTGAGCTGCATAATTACCGTTATCAAGGGCCAAAATATGTGCGCACTTATGTTGATCAGGTATTTCGGAATGTTCAGTATCCAAGATATTAGGATCTGGATGTGCCCAATCAATTGTAAATAAATATTCACCATGTATAAATTTTTTATCTTTACCTAAATATTTACAGCGTTGTCCGATTAAAAAATCAAAAGTAGTAACAGCAGGATAATAACTAAATGAATTCCATAGCTCAAGATCTTCGAGATCTGGAGATTCCATTTCTCCTTGATGCACAGTACCGCTGTTTCTTCCTTGAAGAAAAGCACTGATAGGAAGCCTCCAATATATTGCACCATTCGTAAGTAAAGCATGAAATAAGATTGCACGCCCTGGAATGCTTGCAATAGCAAAGACCACACAATCTTCAACTTCGCCTTTATGTTCTCGTAAGTCATATAAATACTCCCTTCGTATTTTACAGTATATGGGTGGTATGTTTGCATTTAAATATGACATAATCAACCATAAATATCTCCCCAAGTTTTACCGCTTTCATAATCTACCTTGTTTGGGATTGCCAAAGTAACGGCGCCTTCCATTATTTGTACAATCTTTTTTGCTTGATTGTCATCTATAACAGAAATATCTAACTCATCATGTATTTGTATATGAGGAACAATTCCTTCTTTATACAAATCTAACATTGCTTTCTTAGTCATATCAGCTGCTGATCCTTGAATCAACTTGTTTAAAGCTTTGTAAGTTAAAGATCTTTTTACCTTTGGTATTATTTTTTCTTTTTCTGCAGCAGGATACATTTCCACCCATTCTTTTATAAACTGAGCTTGAGCTTCTTCTTTTGTATTGAATAAAGTATTCATTGTACCACGTTTGAATATATTTACTTCCCATTTATTAAATCTACACTGTCTTCCTAAGATAGTTTTAATTGAACCTGTTTCACTGTCATTTACTTCGTTTATAGTCGCTAACATTAATTGTTTAACAAAAGGAACACTTTCATGATATTGATTAAATAATTCTTCTGCTTCATTCTTTGTTGATAAACCAAGTTCAGCTTGTAATTTTGCTTTTCCCATTCCATAAAACAAACCAAGATTAATTGTTTTAGCTTGATCTCTTGATATACCTGCCATATCTGCAACAATTTTATGAAAGTCTACATCATTGTTTTTAAATTTTTGTATAATTTCTTTAATAGATTTATCATTTTTAATTAAATCATTTTCTGCAGCAAAATGTACAACAAGTCTTGGTTCTTGTTGAGAATAGTCAAAACAACCCCATTTATGATCTACTTCTGGTAAGAATAAAGATCTAATCATTGGCCCTAGTTCCTTGTTTCTCGCCGGTATCTGCTGGAGATTAGGATTTGCATATGAGAATCTACCTGTAACAGTTCCACCTTGATCTGATCTTATTGGATTGATGTCAGCATGTATTCTTCCTTTATGAGTAAACTTTAAAATTGTATCTATAAAAGTTGTATGTGCTTTATTTATTTCTCTTGCTTTTGCAATCATTTGAACTATAGGGTCTTTATGTTCAGATAAAAAATTCTTTGTAAAGGAAGGTGCAGATGATTTCTCGGTTCTTTCGTACTTTAATTCTCGCTTATCAAAAATTTCTGCAATGTTTTTTGCTGCCCAAATCTGGGGTTCTATCCCTGTTTCTTGTTTTATTTTTAATAATAGTTCATTCTCTTGTTTTACTAATTGTCGTTTCAATTGTTGTGCTTTTTCTATATCAACTCTTACACCTTTAAATTTCATATCAATTAGACATGGAAATAAATCTGTTTCTAATTCAAATATATTATTTAATTTATTAAGCTGTATGTCTTTATTTAAAACTGTGTATAATTCTAATGTTAATTGAGCATCTTTTTCAGCATAATTTCCAACATACATCGCTGGAAGTTTATACATTTCAGATTTAGGATCTATTCCCCAAGACTGCGCAGCTTCATTTAAAGCTGTTTCATTTTTTGTTTTACCTAATTTATCAAATGCAATACTATTTAAAGTATACCACAATCTATTTTCATCAAGTAAAGAAGCCATAACCATAGTATCAATTATTTTTCCATATATCTTGACGCCCGCTGCTCGAAGCCAGCATACGTCATACATTGCATTGTGAAATAATTTAACGTTAGGTGCAGCACAAACTTCTTTAATCCATGCCATAACTTTATCTTTATCCATATTGCCACCACCTTCGTGAGCGATTGGATAATAAGCTGACCATCCTTCAACAGCAACAGCAATTCCTACAATATTACCATGTCCTCTAATTGCTCCAGATCCCATAGACTTAAGTCCAGGATCTTTTGTTTCTAAGTCAATTGCTACATGACTGTAGCCTTTTAAACTTGGAAAATTCTCAGGACAAATCCATTCTTTCTCTGCTTCGTACATTGTTTATAATACCATAATTAAAAATAGAAATACACACATGCAGGTAAATAAACCCAAATCAAATATTGCAGTTTTTTTCCAACTAAACATTGTAGTCTCTTTCTATTATCATTTCTAAATAATGAATTGCTTTTAATATATCTTCCTTTTTACCTTTTAATCTATGTCTACAAATATATTTAATTGCATTACCTTCCGCGAAAGGTAAACTGTTTTTGTTAATAAAAACAGATGGCTGAATTTTCATTTTTTTATAATGTTTCCCGCCTATTTGTTTAAAAAAAGCTTTATTCGTCATCGTATTATTTCTCCTATTCTATATTGATGTTTGTTTTGAGAACGCATAATGTATAAGTTCTCTTTTGTTCGTGTTACACCTACAAAAAATACTCTGTATTCAGCATCAGGATGTTTTAATGCTTTGTTACGTATTTTATCGGTTATACAAGGATATAAAATAACATTGTCACATTCTTCTCCTTTTACACCGTGTATTGTAGATACTTTAATTCTAGGTTCTGAAAACAAATCGTCACCTCTATATAATAAATTACTAATGTAATGTTTTACAGGTTCATTAAAATCTAATTGTTTCCAATCTCCTTCTATTAATAATCCATGTTTTTCTTTTAAATCTTTAAGACTAACAAAATCTTCCTCTATGGACTTTCCATTTGCATGACCTTTAACAAAATGTTTAAGATTAAAATTTAATCCTATTTTATATAAATTTTTTGCATCATCCGCTGTAACTACTTCTCCTTTGTTTAATCTAACCCATGTTCTATATGTTTCTAAAACATTTTCTGGTAAATGTTCATTTTTTTTAGAAATAAACCTAAGTCCTAACTTTACTAAATAATCTTTTATTGGAACCAACATATGATTTGTTCTAGTTAAAATCATCCATTTATCTTTTGAAAGATCTATGTTTTCTATTCTTTCATTCCAATATACTTCTCCTTCGGCATCTCTTGGAAGCCATTCTTTTTCTCTTCTATTTTTTATTCTACTTAAAATATTAATTGCAACTGCATGAACTTTTTTTGGAACTCTTCGTGAAATTACTCTGGCATCTTCCTTACCATCTAACTTTATAAATATACTAGGATCAGCACCTTGAAAACTATAAATAGTTTGATCGTCATCCCCTGCAACGTATGATCTCTTACATTTTGATTCAATGTATTTGAACATGTCCCATTGCAGAGGATTCAGATCCTGTGCTTCATCAAGAAAGACTGCGTCAAGTGGAGGACATTTATCTTTCTCAACAAACTGTTTTATCATATCACAGAACTCAATCATTCCTGTGTGCTTTTTAAAAACATTTAAATCTAAATTAATTTGTTCTGTTATGTATAAGTTTAAACTATGCTGCAGATCTAATTCAATTGCTGCTTCTGATAAATCTATTTTTTTATTTCTTGCATATTCAATAACTTTCATATGTGGATTTTCATGAGTTATATATCCAGTCTCACTATCTGGTCTACAATCAAAATTCATATTTAAACAAATTTGAGAATAGTTTTTAAATAATTTCCACTTATCTCCTTCTAATAATTTATTGGTTGTATCCATTCCTACCTCTTTTTTTCCCATAGCATGCATTGTAGAAACATATGGAAAATCTTTTCTCATGTTATATTTAGGAAAAAAATTTGATATTCTTTTTATTGCTTCTTTAGTTGCTGCATTACTGAATGTAATATATGCAATTTTATTAGTTGGTGTTTTATATTCCTCTAGTTCTTTTCTTAAATAAAAATTAACTAAGTGATGTGTTTTACCTGTTCCTGGAGGTCCTGGAATAATTATTCTATTTGTCATACTTTAAATGATGGATCTTTTATTTGATCTTCTGTTGGTTCGGGTCTACTATAATTAGGCGTATCCATTATAAAAACTCTAATTGATTTTTTATCTATATATCTAGGTTGTTCTGTAGCTTTAAAAACATCACCTAGCATTTTTAATGTTTTATTTTTATTAAGAGTCCAAGTTTTGCTTTTGCTTAGAAATTCTAAAAACCCAGACGCTGTAAAATATGTTTTTCCATCTTCATTATAAGCACATTCATTAATAACATCCGACATTTTTTTAGCATTAACTCTATAAATAAAATCGTTCATTAAATCTTTTAATTGATTATCTAATTTTGCAGATTCAGGAACTGGAATTTCTTTCATGTTTGCTCCCATAAACTTCCTTAACATTTTTCTCCAAACAATTTTACTAACTGGAAGTAATGGTTGTCCTAGTTGTGACATACATGCGATTGAAAATTTATCAGGTTCATGTAAAATCTGATCATCTACCTCTACAGGAAGACCATCTATATAAACAATATAAATTGGAGGATTTGATTTAAATATTTTAATTTCTTCTATTTCAGGAACAGGAGCATCTTCTCCAACTCCAAATTCTCTAGTAACACAAGTTTTTGAATCACAAAAACTTAAAATAGGTTCTTGTTTACATTTATAACGATAATCTTTTTTGTTTAAAGAACCCTCTAATCCTTTCATTTCACTTGAAGTAAGCGGAGGTTTCATAAACTCTTCATTGTAAACATATATCTTACCTTGCCATTCAGTTGGATATCTTTTTTTAAGATACACACCCACATTGTACATCATATCATTTCTACCACCTTCTGTTATTCCATCTTTTAATAATGTAACTAAACAAGGAGGTGCACCTTTTAATAAATCATTTTCATCTTTAGAATTATCTTTCATTATAGTACCGTGAATTAAATCTTTTTCTGAAATTGATTTTAAATCATAAACTTTATAAAAATTTTCTAAACTTAATTTATTCCCTTGATCGTCCAATGCATATCTAGTTGTATTATCTCCACCGTGATATGGAATATTCAACCAACTTGGTAAATCATTTTTATCAAATTTTACATAATCTTGTTTTGGATAAATTTCTCTTTTTGCATGGCCCAATACTGCAGCCATCTTTTTTAATTTTTCTCTTATTAAACTTGCTGGAACAAAATCTTTCGTAAATAAAAATGCGTGAGCGCCACCCGATTTAGATTTAAATACTGTTAATGGTAATTTTTTTTCGTTTATTTTATCTATTAATTGTTTATGATCAAAAGGATAAACATCTACATCTATACATCCCCACTTACATTTATTATCTTCTCTTATTGGAAATATTCCAAGAGAAGGCTCTTCACCATTTAAATGTTTTTGCCATAAAAAATCTGTAACAGGATCTCTAGATGTGAAAGACTTTGCTTCGTTCTTTCCTTTTTCTGAAATCTCTCCTTTTAATCTTGTATATCCGTATGCTTTATCATAGCCCGCAAATATCTTCTTGAATCTTTCTAACATTTTCCACTTTATTTAGTTGGGTGGTATCTCTACCACCCAAAAGGTTAACTATTTTCCGTTAGCTAATGATTGATAGAACTGTTTAGCTCTTTCATACACTGCTTGATCTTGGACTGGACCAACTTTTTCAAGACTGTATCCATACCATTGATTCCCTTTACCAGAATTTAATACGGTTTTTATCTTATAAACGTGGCTAAATGATGGCGGAGTATAAACACCGTTTTTACCATTTAGAGTTATAGACATCATCATAGCATTCCATTTTCTACTAATCTTTCCTTGAGAAGAACTCATAGAAATTAAAGCAGATTCTGAAGTACCATCATTATCTAATATTAAAACAAAATGTTGACCAACTGTTAAAATATAATTACCGTTTGGCAATCTATCTTTACCCATTTGATCTTTAGTTGTTTTAGTTAAGACATCAGAAGTATCTGAATAGATTTGTTCCGGTCTACCAGAACCTGTTCCAAAGTCAGACCATTCTTGATATTCAAGTTTATAATGACATGGAATAACATCTATTCCTTTTGCTCCATCATAAACTCTTTTTGTTACTGTATTTAGTAACATTCCTGGTTCAGCACCTTCTACATAAGCTTGGTTTCGCTTTTGTGCTTCTGCTGATCCATTTTGTAAAAGTTTTAAAATAGGTAAAGCTAAACTTCCCTGCTTTACATTTTCAAAACCTGCATGTGCATCATCTTCAAATATTACTGTTGAAGGAAGAGGCGAAGTTTTCTTTGTTGCTACTTGTTTCTCGTTTCTCGTTTCCATTTTCTATTATCTCCTAGTTATTTTTGTTTGGTTACCCGCAAACGTTTTAAATAGATCAGAGGGCATCTCCTGTCCAGATTCGAGACGCTCTCTGACTACTGCCTTGAGTGTCTGGGAATGAACACCAACCTTCTGGACTGGTTCAAAACCCTGACCTCGTGCAAGGACAGCGTATTGCGCCGCCTTGTTATCTTCGCCACGACCAAAGGTAACTGTGATATCATTTTTAATAATATCACCTAGACCGTTGTTACGAAGCCATTCAAAAGCTTTCTCCTGAACATCAGGAGAAATAGATGCACTGTAAAAAGGTTTTACTTCTACAGATTCACCATCTTTTAGCTTTAATTTTGTAATGTGCATTTCCTGCATCATAATAGGTATTTCTATTTGAGAAAGTATTCTTGCTTGTTCTTTTAATTTATTAATACTTTCTTCTGCGTTAGCAATCTCGTCTTCTAAATCTTTTAATTTTAAAACTTTATCAGATAAAGTTTTAGCAGCATCAATTTGTGTAACTGATTCTACTCGGTCTTGTTCAAAGTTTATCGTGCTTTCTACCATTTTAATTCCTTTCTAAATTTCTGTAATATATAATCCCTTAAAATACGTTTGTCAAGTGCTTGATTCAGATTTTTGATACAAGTCAATTTCAATTGGATAATATCTCCTTTCTTGTTTATCCCATTTTAATAATTTATACTTGCCATTAGTAATATCAGA